GTTTGTATTGCCCGACACGACGATTCAAAATCAACTGATATGCTGCCGCTTGTACAGCAGGTGCAGCTGAGTTCATTTCGTCAAAAAATACAACAATATTGTCGTATTGTGCTGCTAGTTCTTCGTCTGGAAGTTCTGCAGGCGCACCCCATGTCATTTTAACATTTTTGCTGTCAAAATATGGAATGCCTTTAATATCGGTTGGATCCCAAAGACTCAACCGAATATCAATTAGTAGTGAATTACTTAGGCTATCGGTAATTTGTGCAACGATGTCACTTTTGCCGATGCCGGGAGGACCCCACAAAAACACTGGACGCTTTTTTAACATAGCGTGACGGAGTGCGTTTTTTGCTTTGTTGGGTGATACTGTGCGAATTACGTCTGACATTTTGTATTCCTTTTCTAATCAGTGCCTATGTCTTAGTGTAGTATACTTTTTTTACTTTGTCAAGTAATAAGATTCCAAATAATTGCGCCAATTACAATCATCCAAAAAATACCCATTACTTCGTTTTTAACAACATCACCGCTTGTAACTTTTTGTGTACATTGCGGACAGTGTGAAGCACCCAACGGCTTGTCGCTGTAGCACTTAGGACATTGTGTATTCATCATAATTATGACTCCTTATATAATTTACGGATCTTAGCACGATCATTAAAACCAATGCCTTGCTTCCAAAGGAAGTAATCAAATCCTTGCTCGCAGTCTACGTCATCGCCTTCTGCATCAGCAAGAAACTCAATTGCTTTCTTCCAGTTACAATCGCAGAACTTCATAGTTGCTGCAACCTGCTTGCGGAACTCTACAAGATTTGCTGCTTCAGCAGCCTCCTCTTGTGCTTGAGACGCTTTCATTGCGTCAATCAAAAGGTCCCAACACTTTTGCTTCTCAGCAGGTGTATACTCTGACCAATCGTCAAAGAAACGCTGTGATGGACGGAATCCATATGCGTCTTTGTGAAGATCGGAAATAATTGTATCGTCATAAGTGTAAGACATTTTGTAACCCTCTTTGTCTTGTTGCCCTATACATATAATATAATATATGTTTTACCTATTGTCAACCATTATTTTGATAAAAGTGCATCTAAAACAATAATACCCAGCAATACATTTAAAGCATCATTATTGTTATGATTATGATTGTTGTAGTTTGGCCGACGATTGTTGATACGATCGTGTACAGGATCACCAACTACAGGAGGATCAGTTTGTAAGCCACGATCTGTATAATACGAACGAGCCATGTGATGACAATGCCACATGCCACGCCATCCATCTGTTGTACCATAATGACAACCTGCTTGATTGAGATATCCAGGATCTGCGTGTGCAGTTGATCCTAGTAGTGCTAGTGCTAGTACTAAACGTTTCATTTTTTTGCCTTTTATGCCTATTACATTTACTAATAACATAGCGCAAAAAATAATAAAGTCAACCTTTTTTATTCAGTTTTACACTAAAACTTCCAGGATTATTTGGTGTTTGTTTACATTCCCTGATGCGTGGATGATTTCTAGCCCAAGTTTCAAATTCACGCATCATAGCACCTTGTCCTGTAATTACTGTACATTTTTTATGTCCAGCAAAATAGGCCTCGGTTATTCTACTATTGAAGTGTTGCCAAGCAGTGTGAATGTGATATCCGTGTAAATCAATCCTCATCCTTCTTTGACCTTGACATAGCTTTTGTTAAACCATATTTGCGCAAGTCTCCGCTAAACAAACCAAGTTCTACAGCTTTACGTTCGTTTGTAACTGTAATGCTTCTGTTTGTAAGGTAATAAGGACAATCAATAAACTTATCTAAAAATATGATTACTTGTGTAGTCATGGGCATATCACGTGGGTATGGAATGTCATATGTTTGTAATTCAATTTTGTTTATTACATCAAAGCCATCATCTGTAAGCCTGAGGCCACCTACGTCTTTTTGTCTTGTGTTATACCACCAGAGAGGCATATGCTCTTTAACACTTAAATCGTTATAACTTTTTCCTAATTCTTTGAGAAATAATTTTGTATAAGTTACCTTACTCATGGATCCAATTTTTCGCCTGCTGTCAATTTAAAAACAGCAAACTCATCTGTGTTAAACATATCATTTAATTTTTTAGCTAAATTGTGTGCATGTCCCGGATTACTAAAACTTGTTTTCTTATATTTAGGTCCAGGATATCCTGTCAAACTATTACTGCTTTTTAAATTAAAAGGTTTATCTTGATAGAAAACAGCCCAAATAGCCTCTGCATCAAGAACTTGTTCGCACTTGTATGTAACTTTATTAGTGAACTCTAATTTTACTGTAGGCTTGGGTCTACTCATATGCGTATCCTTTAATATAAACTACGCATATATTTATCTTTTTTACCAGCCCCCTGAGTCCATATTAATCTCAATAACTTGATCTTGGTTTAGCTTTTCAATTTTTTTATCTAGCACTGCTTCTAAATCGCCATGTAATCTTGCCATTACTTCGCCTAATGTAAACGCAAGAGTTTTTGCTTGATTTATATCTAGTCTAACTTCTTTAGCTCTACTTTGTTCAGCAACCTTTACCATTTGTATAAGTTGCTGAATAGGCATAGTATTAATCGGATCTGTTGACATTTGCTAAAGCCAATTTCATTTCTAGTTCTGTTTTATATGGACCCATATAATCATTGCGTTCAACAGTGATCAGTTTAGGACAATAACTTTTAAGCCAGTTTACATTGAATTTGATTAGATAATATCCTGCACAATATACACTTTTTGATTTTTCACTTTTTGTAAACAAAGGTAATTTACGTTGGATATCAAACATACTGTTATATGGAATAGTCCTAGTAGGATATCCATGAACGTCTTTTGATGTGTCGCCTGCTTTTGTTTTAATATTGGCAACTAAGAAATTATTACCGTATGTTTTTTTAAGTTGTCTTTCTGTTTTAAAAAGATTTATTTTTCCAGCACTGGTTAAAGTAAATCCTTCTTCATTTTTGCTAAGTGTGCCAATTTTTACACCTTCTTGCTCTACAATCCAAAATTTATCTTTTAAGACTGGTTTTGCTTTAAAAGTCATTTATACCTCGCTTGTAATGGTTCAGCATATTGTGCAGCATTATCTGCAACACGTTGAAGATCCCAACGAGCACAGAACTTCATTAGTCTCATGCCAACTTGTGAAATATTCTTATTTTCTGCTGAACTGATAGTATTATTTATTTCTTGTCTAATGTGCTCAGGTTGTGCAGTTAAATCACACAATGTAACATTACGTGTATAATCATCTAACACACGATGCTCTGCACCTTCATGATCTACCCAACGCTGTAGCATCATGTTATTCCAGTTGTAGCCTTTATTATCTTTGTCTGCAAAGGCTTCTTGTAAACCTACTTTGTTTTTTGTACCTTTTTTTCTAACACCTGGATAGGCGCTAAACACATTGTCACTAGTGTCGCCACGCATACACTTTTCAAACAACATGTATTCAGGTTGTGGAGCAGGCTTAGGTTCTCCTGTCTTCTTATCGCACACGGGCTTCCCTTTGTCATCAAAATATCCTTCATGAGTAATAGTAGTATTACTTACCCCATTGTACTGTCGTACATTAGGTGCAATAAGTTGTGCAAAGTCACCGTCTGTACTGATAATAACATGATCGTCGTTTGGATGAGATTGTACCCAACCAGCAATCAAGTCATCTGCCTCTAGCACAGGATTGTGCAATACAGTGCAGTTAGTCTTAGTAGAAACAAACTCTTTAAACTCGTCAAAGATCTCCCAAAACACTTTATCTTCTTCTGCCTCACGTGGACTCATTGCATCGCGGTGTTCTTTACGGTTGCGCTTGTATGGCTCATAAAAGTCTTTGCGCCAACTGCGTCCTTCTAAGCAAAAAACAACGTGCGAACCGCCAAAGTCTTGCCACGCTTTTTTAATACTGTTTAGTGTGATATGCATTGCCATGCCAACTTTAGTATCAATGTCGCCACGTACAACGTGTCGAGCACGGAAAAATGTGTTAGCAGTGTCAATTAGAATATAAGTCATGATACTTCACTTTTGCCTTTTTCTATTGGTACAACATTAATATAACCGGCATTTCTGTTTGTGTCAAGTCCTTCTTCCTGTAACATGTTAAAAATAATATCTTTAAACCAACGATCTACAATTTGTTCTTGTTCATCGCCTTCGCTACCATAACCTGCTGCCAATAGTTCTTCAATAAAGTAATCATTCCAATCTAATTCAAAGAACCCATTGCGAATGTTTTCTTCATTTACTTGCATATCCAACACATTTACCCAAGGCTCGCCACGTTTAGTAGCAGCAGCTTTAGGATCTGTTTTATCTAGTACTGCTAATTCTTTAGCCTCTAGTTCTTTTTCTTTAGCAGTAATTCCTGTTATGTTTTTTAACCATTGTTTCATATCTGCCTCCTTATTTTTTCAAGTTGTTCTTCAGACTGTATACCTTGGGGAATAGTTTTTAAATTTTCTTCAAGTTCCCCAGGCATTTCCGAATAAGCTAATGTGCAGTCTTGGCGAGAACCTCCAGCCTCGTTCCATACAGAGGTTCGCCACCTCTTGTACGTTGAGAGTGTATTCTTCCGACCTACCCCCAAGCGGCATGAGATATACAGGAACGTCCACGCCCGCTTCGCGATAGGCATCAACTGCTCTGCCAACTTCGTCAACATCGTCTTGATCAGCAACAACAAACTTAAAATACATATCGCTGCCATCAACGCAGGAATACTCACGAGCAACATCAGGCTTGATAGCATCATCCCAAGACTCACCCGAAACGGATAGCTTTGGTGAGCAGCTAAAAGTGAGCTGAATTCTGTCGTGGTTGTTGAGATAGTTGTAGAAGTCATCGTGTAGATGCTGTGTAGTGTTGGTTTCGATTGTGACATTTTTTAGATCCTGCATACGTGGATGTTCAAATAGTTCTACGTACAGTCGTTGCCACGCCAACAACGGTTCGCCTCCTGTTAGAATAAGATGAACATCTTGTCCATTATCCATAGTCCATTTGCCTTCCGGCAACAAACTAAGCAAGTGTTCTACAACTTCGTCAATAGTTGCAAGTTTGTTAAAGTCTTTAAACTCTGGATAGATACTTGCGTATGTATCACAACCTGTGTGTACAATAGGCAAGTCTTCAAACTTTTCAGTCTTTTCTACAATGCCATCATCTAACAATGCTTTTACTTCTGCATTGTAACGCTGACCTTCTGCGTGTTGTTTCCAGCGATCTCCTACGCTTTTATCAACACCAAAATTCATACAACGGAAGTTACAACCAAAGGTGCGTAGGAATACACTGGGTACTCCTACAAACTTGCCTTCGCCTTGTACTGAATAAAATGCTTCACTATATCTTAGTTTCATCTTGGTGCAAACTCCTGTTGTAGTTTAATGTTGTCAAAGAACTCTTTCTTTGTACCAGGATCACTTTTATGTTGCACCTGTAACCTTCATAATCTCTTTAGCAATGTCCATAGCAAGTTCTTCTTGCAGTGTACCACGTCTTGCACACCACTGTGCAATGCGTGTATATTTGCTAAGTCCGATCAGTTTATCAGCAGCAATAATACCAATATATGCTACACCTGTAACTGGCTGGTGGTGATGAGAGCAAACACTTTTAAGTTCACTGCGTACTACTAGCATACCATCATATGGATCATCAGTTTCATTTGGAAAACTTGTAGCATTGGGCTGTGGATAATAACGTCCACGCATCAATTCATGAATATACATTTTTGCCAAACGTTTTGCAGTTTCGTTGCTGTTTGGATCATTTTCTGTATCAATGATAAGTGTATCTAGTACATCTTGGAACTTGTATGTAAGTTCATTTTGTATTTCATGCAATTCAAATTCACTAATGTGTTCACTAATATTATCATTTGCATAAAAACGCACGTTGTTTTTTTGTAGTCTTTCACGTACAACTTGACTAACTTTTACTTCTTCTGTCATTTATATCTCCGAGTTATAGACGAGGATGTCATAAAAAATGGTACACTCATATTTTAGTGTACCATATATTTAGGTTTTTGTCAAGCAAAATGTTTATTTAACATTTCAATACGATCTTCTGCTGCTGCCATTTTATCCAATTCTTCCTGGATGGCTTCAACAATATCGCTATGCTCACCAATGCCAACACTTTGATTCATATAAACCATAATGTTTGTTTTAGCACGTTCTAGCTCACCTTCGGCGTGCATACGTGCTGCTTTAATTAGTTGTTCACGCATCTTTGTTCTCCTTCTGTCTCTGTCTTTCTTCATATTGTGCTTTTTTCTCGAGGTATTGCTCCTCTGTCAAACTGTGCCAACCTACGCATTTGCCTGTTGGCGATCTTCCGCAACCGCAACTCATATTATTTTCCTATTGTTGATGATTCATATACTGAATTATGTGTCTGTGTACAACGAATAAAAGTGGCACACTTTGGTAATTGCTTGATTTTCTTAGCACCTGTATAGGTACAAGCACTGCGCACTCCTCCAAGAATCTCCTGTACTGTAGCAGCCACAGGTCCTCTGTAAGGTACAAGCACTGTACGCCCTTCTGATGAACGATAGTCTTTTAGTCCACCAAAATGCTTATTGTTTGCACTTTCACTACTCATACCGTAGAACTGTACAAATTTTTTCTTTTCAAATACAGGTTTCATTGGCGGATCAAATTCTCCACTTTCAATTGCTGCTAACGCTTGTTCTTTTTCTGCTTCTGGCATTCCCGGAGGAAAAGGTTGTATCTCTGCTTCATTTGTCTGGTAAGTTTTAGTAATAACTTCGCCACCTCCTTCGTCGTGTCCGGCAAGCATACCACCTAGCATTACAAAGTCAGCACCTGCTGCAAAAGCCTTGGCTACATCGCCAGGAGTAGTGCAGCCACCATCCGCAATAATATGGCCACCGAGACCGTGAGCAGCATCAGCGCACTCAATAACAGCGGAAAGCTGAGGGTAACCAACACCAGTTTGGATCCGTGTTGTGCAAACACTTCCAGGGCCGATG